TTCTGAAGCATTATCCTTATTAGTATTTGATGAGGCAGCATTTATTGATAAGATTGAAGATATATGGGTATCTGCACAATCAACACTATCGACTGGGGGTAACGCAATTATCCTATCTACTCCAAATGGTGTAGGAAACTTCTTTCACAAAACGTGGGTAGGATCTGAAGAAGAAACAAACGGATTTAATAATATTAGATTACATTGGACTGTTCACCCAGAAAGAAACCAAGATTGGAGAGATGAACAAGAAGTTTTATTAGGACCAAAAGGAGCAGCACAAGAATGTGATTGTGATTTTGTATCTTCTGGTGATACTGTGATAGACCCACAACTTTTAATGTTTTATAAAGAAACATATGTTCAAGAACCAATTGAAAAGACCGGATTCGATGGAAACCTATGGAAATGGGAATATCCAAATTATCAGAAGGCTTATATGGTAGTTGCCGATGTTGCTCGTGGAGATGGGGGAGATTATTCTGCATGTCATGTGATTGATATTGAATCATCAACACAAGTTGCAGAATATAAAGGTAAATTAGATACAAAGGATTTTGGAAATTTCTTGGTATCACTTGCAACTGAATATAATCAAGCATTACTTGTAATTGAGAATGCTAATATAGGTTGGGCAGTAATACAACAAGTAATCGATAGAGGTTATCAAAATACTTTCTATATGAGTAAGGATTTAAAATATGTAGATGTAGAAAATCAATTACATAATAAATACAGAGCAGAAGAACGAGGTATGGTTCCTGGATTCTCTACAACATCTAAAACAAGACCTTTAATTATTTCCAAGTTAGAACAATATGTTAGAGAAAAATCGGTAACAATACGTTCTACTAGATTGATAGATGAATTATTTACATTTATATGGAATGGTAATAGAGCAGAAGCGATGAGAGGTTACAATGATGATTTAACCATGTCATTATCAATTGGATTGTGGGTTAGAGATACTGCACTTCGATTAAGACAAGAGGGAGTGGATTTAACTAAACAAGCATTAGGTGGGATAGGACAAGCTACCGAGGGATTGGCTAGTGGATTTGGAGGTAACGATTCTATGGATGAAAACCCATGGAAAATGAGGGTTGGTGATAGAAACGAAGACCTAACGTGGTTAATTAAATAATTCCATATTTATACTATAGAAACAAACAAGTATGATATCATTATATAATTTATTAGTAGAAAGCCAAGAATACTGTGAGGAATACACAGTAGAAAACTATCAAGATGTAGTGGAATTTACTGAATTTATGAAAGAATATAAATCCGACATAAATGAAGCTGAATATCAAGGTAGAACGGTAAAGTTAGGTAAACCGATGCAAGGTGATACTAAAAAATTTAAAGTATATGTTAAAAACCCCAAAGGTAATGTGGTAAAGGTAAACTTCGGACATGGTGGTAGTTCTGCAAAGAAATCAGGAGAAAAGACAATGTCTATTCGAAAGAATAATCCAGATGCAAGAAAAGCATTCAGAGCTAGACACAACTGTGATTCACCAGGACCAAGACACAAAGCAAGATATTGGTCTTGTAGAAAATGGTAATAAATTAATTAATAAAGGTTATAACATAAATTAGGAACAAAATGGCAGATACTTCATTTTTTGGACGTTTAACAAAACTATTCCGTACCAAGGCAATCGTAACAGTTGACGATAAAGGTAATAGAAAAGTTTTTGATGGCGATGAAAGACAGCAAACAAATCTATCCTCTTTAAGAGATAGATACACGAAGATACAAAAAAGTTTCTTCGAACAAGCAGGTGGTGCACAATCAATGGCATACCAACAAGTTCGTAGAGAAGTTTTTAGAGATTACGATGCGATGGATAATGATCCTATATTAGCATCGGCTCTTGATATATATGCAGATGAATCAACACTAAAGAATGAATTTGGTGATGTAATGTTAATTCACTCTGATAATGAAAAAGTACAAGATATTTTAAATAACTTATTCTATGATATCCTTAATGTTGAATTCAACTTATGGCCATGGGTAAGAAATATGTGTAAGTATGGAGATTTCTTTTTAGGTTTAGAAGTTGCAGAAGGAAAGGGTATCGTAAATGTTACTCCACATTCTGTTTACAATACAGAACGATTAGAAAGAACCGACCCTACAAATCCAAACTCAGTAAAGTTTAAAATTACTGAAGACCCTAATGGTAAAGAAGAATACGAAAACTTTGAAATAGCACATTTCAGATTGTTAGCAGATACAAACTGGTTACCATATGGAAAATCAATGATTGAAAATGCTAGAAGATTGTGGAAACAATTATCTCTAATGGAAGATGCAATGTTAATTCACCGAATCATGAGAGCACCTGAAAAGAGAGTTTTCAAAATTGATATTGGTAACATCCCTCCAACAGAAGTAGATAATTATATGCAAAGAATTATTAACAAGATGAAGAAAGTTCCTTTTGTTGATAGAAATACTGGTGATTACAACTTAAAGTATAATATGCAAAACCTAACAGAAGATTTCTATCTTCCTGTTCGTGGTGGTGATAGTGGTACATCTATTGATAATCTTGCTGGAATGGAATATGCTAGTATAGAAGATATTGATTACTTAAAAAACAAAATGTTTGCAGCTCTAAAGATTCCAAGAGCATATTTGGGATATGAAGAAAATGTAAATGGTAAAGCAACATTAGCAGCAGAAGATGTTAGATTTGCAAGAACAATTGAAAGAATACAAAGAACAGTAGTTTCAGAATTATCTAAACTTGCAATCGTTCATTTATATGCACAAGGTATTCAAGATTCAGAAATGACTAACTTTAATTTATCATTAGTTAATCCATCTACAATTTACGAACAAGAAAAGGTAAACTTGTGGAGTGAGAAAATTAGATTGGCTCAAGATATTCAAGGACTTAACATGTTATCTAAGGATTGGGTATATGAAAATATATTTAAATTAAGTGGTGGTGAACAAGATGTACAACGAGTTCGTATGTTAGATGATTTAAAAGATAGATTCAGATTCCGTTCTATTGAAGATGAAGGTTCAGACCCTGCAATGGAAGATGAAGAGCCAGATGATATCGAAGAATCAATTGAAAAAATAAAACAAGAAATTAAAGATAAAGGTGGTAGACCAAGAGAAGGTGGAACTTATGGAAAGGATAAACACCCATTAGGGAGAGACCCACTTGGTGATAAAGAAAGAACCAAAAAAAGAAGTAGAACTTCTGAAGAAACTGCATTGAAGTATATCAATGGAATTTCATCAAAACGAAAGTATTTACACGAAGATACGGATATGTTAAATGAGGATAATATCCTCGAAGATACGGAAAATTAATTTATAATTTATATTTTTATATTTATAATAGTATAAATTGACCATATCACAATTGGAATAATTTGAAATGAAAAAAATAAGACACTCTAAATTTAAAAACACTGGGTTTTTATTCGAACTACTTACAAAGCAAATAACACTTGAGGTGTTGAATGGCTCAGAGGAGAAATCGAAGGAAATCATTAAAGAATTCTTTGCAGGAACAACTGAACTTGCGAAAGAATTAAGACTATTTAATTTACTAATTAATGAAAAATATAACTCAGAAACGAAAGCTGAGAAGTATATAGATGCTATATTAGAAGCACATACACGACTAGATTATAGTAAACTTAAAAGAGAAAAGTATAACCTTGTCAAATCAATTAAAGAAACATTAGATATTGATAACTTCATGTCATCTCCTGTTACTAATTATAAAATATTAGCATCTATTCATAAACTTTTCGAAGCTAAAGCAATAAATGTTACTGATGTAAAAGATGTATTCGATTCTAAGTTAACTTTAGTAGAGCATATTTCAAATAGTACAACTACATTAAAAGTAAAAGAAGATAAGTTAGTAGAAGATTATAAAAAACAAGAAAAGGATTTAAGATTACTTACTTTCAAAATTCTGACAGAATCTTTTAACAAAAAATATACTAATTTAAATAGTAGTCAAAAGGGGTTATTAAGAGAATATATTAATAACGTATCTAATACATCTAAATTTGGTGAATACTTTGAGAACCAATTAATAGAGACTATTACCAAACTCCATTCATTGTATACAGGAATGAACGATAAAATCACTAAAATAAAACTTAGAGAAACTATTAACGTTTTGAAAAAGCAAAAACTCGGAAAGAAAATAACAGACGAGCAAGTTTCAGCTTTAATGATATCTTATGAACTTATTAAAGAGATTAAACTCGTAAATGGAAAATAAATTAAATAAATTTTTAGAAGAACTTATCCAAGAAATTGAAAAAGAATTGGATGAGGCAACTACATCTGGAGCTGCAGGGGCATACTCTACTCCTAATGCTTTCTCTGATAAAGGTGAATCTGATAAGAAAAGAAAGAAAAAAATAGCAACTACACTTGGTTATAGTGTGGTGGGTAATGATGTTGGTAATATAGACGAAGGTAAATACAACTACAAAGCAGATGCACTTACTGCATACTTCAAAGGTAAGATAGATGCTAAAGAATTAGATAAGATTGCAAGAGATGATTTTAAGAGTGGTATTGCAACTAAAAAAGAATTATCTAACTTCCTATCAAACAAGTTTACTCAAGATGTAATGAGTGATACCTATGGGATTCCTGCAGGTACATTAATAAAAAGAGTAAGAGGATTGATGAAATTTGCTGAAGGTAAAGGAGATGGAGTACCACAAGGATATAATCCAATGGTAGAATCTAAAGTAAAAAGACCTATTAATCGTTGGTTAGCAATAAAAAATGATGAAACCAAACATCCTCATAAGAAGATGGCAATGGGTTTAAAGGAATTAAAAAACCAATTGGCAGAAACTCAAAAGTTTTTTAATTGGTACAATAAAATTAAAACAATGAATGAGTTGGATTCCAATCAATATTGGAAAAGAACAAACAAACATATTTATAAGATAAAGGAGCGATTGGTTAATATCGCCAAAACCATACAGGAGATAGAAAAATGAAAATAACAAGAGAAGCATTAAAAAACATAGTTAAAGAAACTATGATAGAAGAATCTGAATATCAAGAGTTTTTCAAAAGAGCTTTGGAAAAAGCAGGAAAATCTATTCCTGATATGTCTGATGAAGAAAAAAAGAAATTCTTTAACAACATAGAAAAAACTTGGAAAGGTAAAGGAGCAAAAAAAGAACAAGTTTCTGAATTAACAGATGCTCAGAAAAAATTACCACCAGCACTTCAAAAGGCAATAGAGAAAAAAGATGGTAAGAAGGAAGATGAAAAAGAAGAAGTTAAAGAATCAGTAGTAAACGAAGATAAAGTAAGTAATGGGACTGTATCAACACTTGAAAA